TCTGATTTAGCTTCTGATTTTGCCATAGTATTATGCTTTTTTTCTTGTTACTGCAAAAATTACAACTCCCAAAATAACTACTGCACCAACGCCTAATCCTATGTAAAGAGCTGAACTTCCAGTTTTTGCTCCACCACCAAGTCGTGCTTGTTCTAATTCTAATTTTTTAGCTTCCAGCATTAATTTGGCTACTTCAATTTCGGATAAACCTTTAGCTCTTAAGGCATCTGCTTGTGCTTGTAGTCCTTTTCTATTTTCTTGACTGCTAAAATAATTAAGACCACCACTAATTAAATTTCCTCCGAGAGTTGACCAACTAAAACCACTTCCACTATTTGTAGAAGTAGTAGAAGTGTTAAAAGTATCTCCAGGTGCATTATTATACATATCTATCATAATTATTGTTTTTTAGCAATTAAATAAACAACTAATCCAACTACTGTAGCTCCTAAAAGACTTATTCCAACAATAGCACCAGTACCTAAACCAGTTTTTGTTGGAGTTGTTTCTACTTTTGTAACTTCATCATTAGATATTTTTACACTTGCGTCTGCTAATTGTCTTTTGGTTTTGTTATCATCTAATTGTAAAAAACCTTGAAAACCAGTTTGCAAAAGATTTAATCCTTGATTAATCCAACTTCCAGAATCTTTGTTTGTATTGGTAGATGTAATTGAAGATGCAGATGTATCTACATAATCTTTACACAATATTTTGTATGAACTTTCAGTTTTATTAGCAGTATTTTTACAATATGCTGAATCCCCAGTAAAATTCATATAAGAACCAGACATATTTGAAAAAACACCATTAACCGTTTCTTCATCTAATAATAATTCAGAAAATTCATTATAAAAAGAATCTGATACTTTAAGTAAATTAGTTACTACAAAAGCTACTTGAACATCTTGAGCATTGCTTGGAACAACAACTCCATTTTTTAACAACAAACTTAATACTTCACTTTTTTTGTTTCTTACAACATACATTATTGCGTATGCTCCTAAATTTTCATTTTCATTCATTTTATTTATTTTTAAGCATTAATGCACCTACTATAAAAATTGTAGCAACAACTACTATCATATTAGTTTGATGTGCTAAAATATCTGGTTTTGTTTCTTTTGTCGTTTCATTACCACTTGCGTTCATAAAAAGCTCTTGGTTTCTTACTCTCGCACAATTACCACAACCACATTCAGACTTTTTATTATCTACGTTAAATTCTAAAATGATATCTCTGTCTGGATGATATTCCATAACTTTTTTCAAAGCTGGTTCTCCAACTTGAGAAACTAATTCAGTTAAACTTTGACCTAAATTTGTTCTATCGGTAACTTCATAACCAAATGAATTGATTATCATTTCTGCACCTCTTGGGTCGTTATCTGCAACATATTGATATACTGACATATTTGTTTTTTTTATTAAAAAAAGGCAAGTAGAATTGAATCATACTTGCCCTTTTATCAATTATACATTAATTCGATTTTATCTCATAAAGATATTATCCTTTGATTCTAATAGTTTGACCATTAGTAACTGGAGGTGTACCGAATTGTCTGCTTACTGAATTACCACCTAAAGCTCTTGCAAGGTTTATGTTGTCTGCTGGGTAGAAGTATAATTTCACAGTAGCGTTAGCCAATACTTGACGAAGGATAAGTTTAGTGAAACCATCAATTCTATACGCATACTTCATAGCGATAATGTTAGTTTGCTGTTGGTATGGGTCAATTGTAGGCACAAGTGTTTTTTGTGCTAAATTACCGTTTGAATCTCTTGTGTTTACAGAGATAGTTTCTAATACTTGGTTTGCAGTTGCAGACTGGATGTAAGTTAAACCAACTGAATAAGGATTATTCATAAATTGGTATAACATTTCACGATAGTTTACGTCTGAAATACCAGAGCTAATTGTGATTGAACCGATTACTAAATCTCCATTAGTTTGGAAACCAGCGTTGTTGATGTATTGGTACGAACCTAATACTTCAAAATTTGATACTGCTGAACCACTTGTAGAAGTGATATCTATAATATATGGTTGAGATGTTTGAACATTTCCACCACCCATTCCTCCAGCGTTGAAGAAGTCTTCTCCAGTGAACGATAAATCGTTATCGATAAAACCATCAGCGTTTGAGAAAGATTCCATTGCATTTCTTTGTGCATTGGCTAAATACTTACGAACATTTGACATTTCTATAATTTTTTAAAATTTTTAATTTACTTTTTTTACTATTTTGTTGGTGCTACCATTGGTGCATCTACTTTACTTGATAAAAACTTTCTTTCTATTGCATTTGCAAGTAATACGCCTACAACTACAACTCCGATTGTTTTTAATAATGTTACAATTTCATTTTTCATTACAGAATGAATAAATACTTTAATTATGAAAACAATTTTTTAAATAATAATTATATGCAGATATAATATTATTTTTCAAAAGTATAATAAATAATTATTATTAAAACAACTTTTTATATAAATAAACTGAACAAATGCCTATTAAAAAAGTTTCATTTATTTCAAAAGAAATACACCTCCAAGAAATCCAATTCCTATTTTGAAAATAGTGCTGTCATACCATTTAGATGGATTGACAACTTCTATGTGTTGAACACTTTCTGTATTTACAAATGGATTTGCGTGTGTAATATCAGTTACGCTTGTGCGTTTACCCCAAAACCATTTTCTTTTATCTCCAGTAACAATTATAACACTGTCTGGAATAAATAAATCAGTTATTACAACTCCTTTTTGATTTGATTTGTAACCTAATTGATACCACTCTTTAAACTCGCTTCCAATCCTTTCAAAATTACAAGGCACTGTATCTTTATAAACCAAACTAATAGTATCGAATTTGGTATTGGTTACATATTTAGTTATGCTTTTAACTTGAGAAAACTTACTGGTTAATTCCTTAACCTTTTTGTCTTTCATAAGAAGCGAGTTTTTTAATTGGCTATTGGTATAATGTAAATTTTCAACACTGGTTACTAATTGACCATTTTTAAGTTTATAGACTTTGGTTTGACTATTTAGTGCTTTTATATTGGATAATTGTAATTCCTCGTTTTCGCATTTTTGAAATAATTGTGAAATTAATATTAAGCAAACTACCAGTAATACTCCTATGTATAATCTGTTTTTGTTAATTGTTGAAATCATACTTGTTAATTATTTTTTATTATTATTTTCTTGAGTGGCATATTTTATTCCCATAATTGTGCCGACTATTGAAAATGCATTAGTTAACAATACACTAAACATATTTGACCAAGTTGAACCAATTATTTGAGTTTCTTTATTTGTTACAATTGCTACCCAATACAATATAGTAGTTACAATTCCAACCCCAATTATTACTGCCAAAGCACATTTAACAATTACTTTTATTAATTCACTTTGACTCTTTTTTATCATTACATCTAAATCATTCAAAGCCATATTTTTTTCGACTTCTATTGAATCTTTAAGTTTTTGTGATTTTTCAAGTTCTAATGTCAAATTTTCTGTTAGTTCATCTATTTTTTTCTTATTATTTACAGATTCCGTAATATCAGTTGCAATTTTAACCACATCTGTAATATTCCCTTTACTATCAATGATAGGATTATAAGATGCTTGTAAATAAATAGTAGAACCATCTACTTTTACTCTTTCAAAAATTCCATCAAAAAATTTACCTTTTTTTAAATTTTCCCAAAACTTGTTATATTCATCAGACTGTGAATACTCATAAGTTACAAAAATACTATGATGCTTTCCAATGATTTTATCTTTTTCATTGAATTTATATCCCATAGCTTCTAAAAAAATAGAATTTACATCTGTTATAATTCCTTCAATATTAAAAGTAATAAGAGCTGTACTTCTATTGATAGCATCAATTTGTTTTTTACTACTGACAATGGCACTTATGTCAGTAGCAATTTTCATTATTTTAGTAATCTTACCTTTATCATCAAAAATAGGATTATAAGTTGCTTGAAGATTAATAAGACTTCCATCTTTTTTTCTTCGTTCAAATTCTCCGTTATAATACTTACCACTTCTTAAGATATCCCAAAATTTTTCATACTCAAGTGATTTTGCGTATTCTGGGCAAACAAAAGTACTATGATGTTTACCAATAAGTTCTTCGTGATTGCCTACACCATAACCCATTACATCCAAAAAAATGTCATTGACACCTAATATAGTACCATTAAGGTCAAAATAAATAATAGCATTGCTCCTATTAATTGCCTCAAGTCTGCTCAATAACTCCTCTTTAGATAAGTTTTTCATTAATTGTATTTAATTACGAATAAGTTTGGTATGCAGTTTTGCCACCACTTTTAATTGCTCTTAAAATTTGCTTACGTTGTTTTCCTGAAGTTTCAAATGAAACGTGTACCCAGTCTGGTGCATCTTTTGTTCCAAACTCCCAAATTAATTGGTCAAAATTCAAATTTGCTTTAATATAATCAAAAACCATTTTATTGGTAACTCCATTTGCACTGCCATCCATATCAATATCAATAGCTTCTCCAGAACAATGTTGACTTGTTAAACTACCACCTATAGCAGTATTTAATGCCTTACTTCTATATCCACTTGAAATGTGAATTGGTACTCCAAAATGTTTTCTAATTGGCTCAAAAATATTTTGTGCTAATTTTTTAAAGTTTTCTAAATGCTCTGGTGTAGGCGTATTGTCAATACCTTTTCTTTTTGCTGAATCACTTCTTGTAACTTCTGCTAAATTTAAATGTTCCGATAATTTCATAATTTTTAATTTTAATTATTCTTTACTGTTTTTTTTCCCAAATATTTTTTCTGCACCAGTAATTCCTAATGCACCAAAAGATAATAATGCTACTGCATTTACTAATGATTCACTTGGTGCTTGTTCTAAATGACTAAAGCTATTTGCAAATAAAGTACCAAATAATGTCATTGAACCAACTATACCTACAAATCTTTTTGAACTTGGCTCATCTTTTTCACAAAATAATTTTGCAATAAATCCTCTTTTTTTTTCTTCTAATTTTTTTTCCATTTTTTATTCATTTAAATAGTAATTAATTATTCTTTGTTTTTGTAATTTAACTGCTGATTCTGGAGTATGTACTTTTGAACCTTTTCCTAAATCCCTACGTTGTAACATAGGTGTAATTAGTTTTTTATAATTTTCTGAAATATATTGCTCCACAATAGTTTCAAATTTTTTTCTATCAACCCCTTTTATTTTTTCATCTTCAATATCTACATAGCAAAAATATCGAGGATTATTGTAATTATGATATTCATTATTTACATAATTTTCTACAAGTTTAAGCATTTCATATTTATCTTCAAACTTTGTTCGATGTTTATCAACACTATCAGTATTTTTATGAAACCTTATCCAGCTCAAATTTTGCCATATTTTTGGAGATACCCTTCCAACCGATTGAAAGTGTAATATAATGTCGGTGTCCGTATGCCTATTAGTACATATTGCACCCACAAGGTCATTTGGTAAATAATCACTAATATACCTATTAACATCTTCAATAAGTAGTAAACCATTTCTAAAATCATTTAATATTTTAAATAAAGTATCTTGTATTTCATTAATAGTCATTCTTTGTCCATTGTCGTGAAAAGGTCTTATCCTTCTTGCTTCAATTCTTGGGTGTCCAGAAAAACGCATAACATCAGAAACTTTTAACGCTTTAAATTCTTCATACTCATCGTTAACATCAAGAATCAGAACTCTACGAGGTACAACTCCTTTTGCTGGATTGCCCATAATATAGCTTCTAATCATTTTAGTTGTTTGATATGTTTTTCCACAACCCTTTCGACCAACAGCAACGCCTAATTTTGGTTCTCTTTCTTCCATTATTTTTTACTTCTTGGTGTTCTTGGTTTTCTTGGTGTTGTTGATGCTTTTCTTTGTCTAACTGGCTTAACTGGTTCTGCACTTAATTTTTCAAGTTTTGATAATATATCTTTATCTCCAAATTGAGGCATACCACTTGGCTCTACAAATTCTTCTTTAAAACCACCTCTATCAGTTAAATTAGAAAAAACGCTATCTTCTTCTGGTTCAAAATATTGAATTTGTTCCTCTAAATTAGTTTTAGGTTTTGATTTTGGTTTTCTAATTACTTCTTCTTTTGCTTCCGAAACTTCTTCGTAATACTCTACGCTTTCCTCTCTTTGAGGAGCAGTTGGAGTTGGATTTGGATTGTTTGGTCTTGTGGTTTGACTTTCTCTAATTGCATTTGTGTTTTCTTTAAGAGAATCTAAAATGTTTTTTGATGTTTTGCGTAACATAAATGCTTGTGCAGTTTTAGTTCCTAAATCTGTAACAAAATAATAAGCAAGTAATTGCTCATCAGTCATTCCTATTCCACGCTTTTTGAAAACACGAATAAGTGGTGGTCTTACATTGTTTTTAAAATCCTCACTTACTTCAAAAGCATCTTTAATACTACTGTTATATTCATTTGCAAAATCTTTAACGCCTATATTTCCACTTTCAGTTGGTAGTTCAATGTTTGGGTCAATTTCTCCATCAGCAATTAATTGGTCAAGTTTGCTTTCACTAATTTCTGGTAGTTTACCCAAAAATCCACAACCTTTTTCATAAATATCCAATGTCATTTCTGCCATCATTTCTGCACCCATCGTTTTTTCTTTACCATCTAATTCACTATACGCTTCATTAAAAGGTTTTGCTGGTTCTTTTTCTTCTGGACTTGCTTCGTCAAAATCACTGAAGTTTGGAGCTTGAAAAGTTGGTTCTTCCAATTCTGGAACTACATCCGAATCTGCATATATTTTATGTTGTGTGTAAGACCTCTGTTTTACTGGTGCATCTAAAGGCGAAAAGTCATCCATTACTTGTGCTTCTACTGTTTCTTGGTTAGCCATTGTTTATTTTTTTAAGTTTATTATTTATGTTATCAATTTTTTGGATTATGTTAATATCTGATTTATGGTTTGGATTTAAGTCATAAACTTCACTACAATAAATAGATACAAGATTATTTGGTTTTTTTATTAAAAAAGATATATCTGCAACATCCAGTTTAAGATGCTCTTTTAAAATCATAGCAGTAATGCCTATTGCATACCTTCGATTATTTTTTCTTGTTCTGGAATAAAAATCATCCATATTAATATTAAATTCATCGCATACTAATTGTATAATCATTTGCGACTTTAATTTGATTTCCTCTCCTAAATTACTATCGTTTTCTCTTGAAATTTTTAATAATTCCAAAAGTTTTTCCGTTCCAATAATTTGAATTGTTTTATTAAGTTCTAATAATACGCTTGAAATGTTGTTTGTTTCTTGGCTCATAACTATTGTTTTAAATAATTATCAATAATTTCTTTTGTCATTTCAAATGACCAACTAAAATGTGCTGAATAACCTTTTTTGTTAAGTTTTTCAATAGTTTCCAATTGTCCTTTCAAATGGTCTTTATCAGATGCCTTAATTCCACCATCTTTTTTAAATGGTGTTTCCAGCTTCAATTCAATAAAAAGACCAGAGAAATTATTTCTTGGCTCTAAAATAAGAATATCTGGACACTTAAATCCGTTTTTCTGAATTTTTTTGTTTCTAATGGCTTGTGTTTTTGTTAGTTTTAAATTAGCAATAGTATCAGACATATAATCTACATCTGGATATTCATAACTTAAATATCTACAAACAGCTACCTGAAGGTCGTATTCGAGGTGTTTCATATTTATCCATATTATATCCCATACTTTTTAGTAAATTTGGGGTGTTTTAAAATTTCTTTGGCTACTTCTTTTGCAAAATCATTATCAGTTGAATAATGCAATCCTAAATACAATCTGCTAAACTCTACATCTTCTATCATCTCTCTACAAAATTGATATTCGTTAGGGTGCTTATCAGCAATTACATTTAAAATCACATACGCTTCTACCGTATGCCCAGAAGGGTACGATGGTGTATTAGAACTAAAACTTTTATAAGGAAATAATTTTAGTTTATAATATTGTGCTAACTGGTATGGTCTTGGTCTTTGATAAAAGTATTTTAACTTATAAATTAAGTTTCTAATATCAATAATAATTTCTTCACATAAGTTTTCTACATCAATACCTTTTTGTTTGAAGGTTGTTGTTATGACTTGTATTAAACTTCTGTCGTATGACTTGTATCTGGTTAAAAACGGTTTATTTTCTTCATCGCTTATAGTATTAATATAATCGACAATATCATTTAATTCGTCTTTAACCAGTTCTGAATCATTTAAAGGAAAATAATTATCTTTAAATTTCAAAAATAAGTCATCTACAAGGGAATCTTCTTCAAGAAATACCTTGAGTTCTTTTGTTGGGTTTCCGTAAGTTACTTGGTTTAAATCCATTTTATTTAGAAGCCATACATTCTGCTAAAAAGTTTTTCTTAAATGAATCCATAGCACCAGCTTCTAATTTTACAGTCATAAGAGCTTCACTTAATTTTTTTTGACATTCAGCCATTTTAACTGTATCTACTGCCACATCTTTTACATCGTCAACAACTCCAGTAGCTAAATCTCCAACTGCTGTTGCTGTTCTACTACCAATATTCATTCTTGATGCCAAGTAACCTAAAGCCACTCCAACAACAACTAATAATACATCTTTTGTTTGCATAATTTTTTTTAATTTTAAAATATAAACATTTTTGTTTATATTTAATTATATAATTTCTGTTATTGTATTTAGTCCAAGTGAACTAATAGGTCTTTTAGTACCAAGTGCTTTATCTTCTCTTATTTGTTCTTCTCTTACTTTTTCTGCATCTGCTTTTGCTTGTGCAACTGCTTTCATTTTTCTGTTTCTGTCATAAAGGTAAAATGCACCTAATACAACTACTGCTCCAACGATTAATTTGTTTGTCTTTGTCATTTTTTCTAATTTTTAATTTTAATTTTTTTTAATTTTTTTACTCTATTTGTAATTATCTTGATTTTTCTAATTCTGCTAATGCTTGTTCTACAGAAACGGTTCTGGAATCAATACGAGCATTTTTAATATTTCTAATTAAATAATAAATAGAGTAACCAGTAACGCCTATACCTAATCCTATTAATCCGTAAACTAATGCTTTTTTCATATTAATAATTTTATGCTATTCTACCAAATGGTAATAATTTTCTAACTCTTGAAATATTGCCTTTCATCAAATTAACGTACTCACTTGGTTTCATTGTTGAATACCCAGCTTCAACTAACATTTTAATTTGCTCCTCTGGACTTTTAGCATTAAGTCTGGCTTTTTTATATCTATCGCCCATTAATACTGCAAAATGCTTTTTAATACCCTCTGTAGGGTCTTTAAATTTAGCAAATTTTGTGTTAGGAACTAAAACTTTTTTTCCTCTTACTACTTCGCTTGTGTCTGCAACTACAAAACCTTCGTGTATAGCTGGATTATATTTAATACCAGCAAAATTATTACTTAATGCTCCAGTTGATTTATCAGTAGGTAAATTTCTACCATAACCACTTTCAAAAATAGATTGAGCAATAATTCCACTTAAAAACAAACCAGTACCTTTTACTGCATTAATAAAAGGAACTCCATATTTATCTACAAAATATCTTACTTTGGTATCAGCATCAACATAATTATTAAAAGTTGATTTATTTAACTTATCCAAATAATCAACCAATTCTTCATTGGTCATTTTTTCGTATTCTGCTTTCGTTTTTAAACTTGCCATATTATACTTTTTTAACTCTTTTACCCATACCTACTTTAATCTTTTCATTCTGTTTAGCTTTCAATTTTGATTTGCTAATTTCCTGAACTGTTTTAGGCGTTTTGGATGAAACTTTTTTTGTTGGTCTGCAATATTCTTTTTTTCCACCAGCTCCACAAGGTTTTCCAGTTAAAGTGTCAACCCATTTTTCAGCATCCCACCTTTTTAAACTTAATCCTTCTTTTGACTTATTAACTACGCCAGATTTTTTTCTACATTTTGCAATAGATTGTGATGCTCTTGCCGAAGGAAAAACATCATAAGTAGCTTTTGCTTGTTTGTAGCATTTATCTTTTGTAGTTGCCATAATTTTATACTGGTTTTGACATTGATTGTATTTGTTTAATAGAATTAGCTCTCGCACTTGGTGGCACAAAAATACCCCAATATGCGTTTTTACCTCCACCCATAAATACATATTGTAATCCAGTTATAATTACAATTGGTATAGAAACTAATAATGCACTTTTTACTAAACTAAATTTTTTATTATAACTGTATGCACCAATCAATGCAACTGGTACTATCGAAACACTTGCTCTTTTTAAAAAGTTAGCACTTGTATAATATTGTAAATCGGAAACTGGCTCTTGTTGTGAAGGTGGTGCTTGACCAATTGCAATTGCTCTATTAACATTTGATTGTTCTTGCAAATCTGTTTGTTTAATAATTTCTCCTTTAGTGGTCGTAATTCTAATTTCCCCATTTGGCATACTTCCAGAAAATGCACCTTGTACAATTGTTCCTTTTTTAATAATATTATTATTATTAAAGTCAGTTGTATCTTTATTTACAATGTAAGTTATATTTATTGGTGTCATAATCTTACTTTTTAAATTTTTTGTATGCGAAATATCCAGCTACTAAAACTAAACCAATAATAATATAACCTTGATTCATTTCAATAAATGTTCTTGGTTTTTGAGGTTGTTGCTTTAGAGCTTCTTCAATTTGTTTTTTAGCATCTGTTTCTGCATCAAATAAATCAACGCTTGAAATTGGAACAAAAACTAATCCTCCAGCTTCTTCTACTCTTGCACCTACAACAGTAGGTTTTGCCATAATCCCTTTTGTATTTGTATTAAATATAAATTTTTCAGTTATAATTGTTCCATCTATAACATCTCCTTTTTTAAAAAGTATATTTGGCTTACCATTTGTATTAGGCAAAACACCATTTATAAAATCTTCTTTAAACTTATAATATGTTTTTTTTGTTGGTATAGATGGGCGACCATAAGGTAATGTAAAATTACCCCCAAATAAATTTCCTCCGAAAGTTGTCCAATTAGTCGTTTGAGTTGTTTCTGCCATAATTACATTTTTTTATACTTATTACCTAAAGCACTTTTTAAATTTGCATCGTGTTCATCTACTTTTGCTAACAAATCATCAAATTCTTCAGCCGAAACTTGTTCGTCAAGATTTTTGATTGCTTTTCTGTAATAAACAATTCCGTAAATAGACACTGTAATTAGCAATAAGCTAATAATAATATCTTTAGTATTCATTTTTGGTTTTGCAACTGAATCCATTGCACCACCATCTGACATTTGAGGTGCTGGTGCTGGAGCTGGTGCTACTGCTGGTGCTGGTGCTGGTGCTACCTCTGGGGTTGCTACTGCTGGTGCTTCCATTATTTTATTGTTTTAAAAATTTTACCTTGATTAAGATTATGCACTACTTCAAAATTGTTTTGTGCCATAACTTCGACTACTTGATTCCACCCATAAAATAATTTATGTGTGCCTAAATAACCATTCCAATCTTCTCCATTATCGCTTAATGGTGCTTCAAAGTAAATATACTCTACTCCTTCACAATATTTTGCTAATGCGTTAAAATGCTCGTTGCTTAAATGCTCTATAAAGTGAGTAGCAATTACAATATCACATTTTGGTCTGTCGTTATCATTAAACCAATCAAATTTTGATGGAAAAATATACTTAAATTTTGGATTTTTACATCTTGTTTTATCAATAGCTGACTGACAAATTTCAATTCCAGTCCAACTATTAAGTTCAAATTCATTTAACGCAGTTTCGCATAAATCTGCTTTCCACGTTCCAAACTCTAAAACATCTGCATTTTTTTTACCTAAATTCAAAACAATTTTAACATTTTCATAATTATAGTGTGCTTGTTCTGGATATAATTCTTCAATTTCATTATAATATTGAACTTGCTCACTACTACTCATAGTATCGTATTTACTTCTCCAATCGTCAAATTCGTTTGTCATTTTATTTTAATTTTTTAATTGATACTGCTATTAATGATAAACCTAATAATGCACCTAATCCACCATAAACAAATTTATGCTTTTTTAAATGTTCTTTTATGTTACTTGGTTTTTTTGTTATGTTTGTGTTTATTGGTTTGTCTTTTGGTCTTGTTATAACCACTTCTTCAAGTGCTGTTATATCTTCTTCTAAAGTAATAGTTCTTCCTTGTAATTCACTTGCTCTATAGTATTGAGGTCTAAAACCTACATAACTAATTTTAAATTGTGAATCTGGACTTATTATATCACTGTTTAAACTAAATTCTCCCCTCTCGTTTGTTGAAGTTCCAAATTTATTAATTTGGCTACCAGTTACTATTGTAATGTTAGCTGGATATAATGGTTCATTGGTTACATCTAATACTTTTCCTTTTATCTCCATTATTTTTGCCCTCCGTTTATCCTTTTAATTGTATAATAATTTACTATTGCACCTAAAGTAAAAGACACAATACCTACAATAACAAAAATAGTTGATAGGTGCTTGTGTACTTGAGAATTAACTTCTTGTTTTACTTCTTGCTTTTCACTACTATTTAGTTCTTCCATATTTATAATATAATGTTACTCCAGCTCCAATTAATAATATACCAATTATAATTTGTGGCTTGTATGATTTAACAGCTAACGAAACGCTTCCGTTATTTAACCATTCTTTTGGTAATTTTTCCAACATAACCTTTTTTACTTCCCAAACTTGTACCTTACCATCTTTATTTACATCAAATGCTGGATTTTGAGTAGCAATTTTTGAAGCTGATATGTTTTTTGTTTCCAATACAAAATTATCTGGTTTGCCTATTGCTAATGGAAAAAATGTTACAAAATACGCATCAACATAATTTTTTATTTTTCCTTTGTATGGTAAATAATATTTGTAAACATAGTCCAACTGCTTAACAGCACTCATTTTTTTTAATTCTGTAGTAGATGTTCCAAGTCCATTTGCTGTAGATGGCATAAACTGAATTAGTCCAGTAGCTCCACTGGTTTTATTTTGAACACTGGGAGAAAATGTACCAGCACTTTCCCAAAACATAATTGCCATTAACCAATTAGGGTCAATGCTTAAATCACTGGATATGCTTTGTACCTTTTTTAGAAATTCATCTCTATAAGATGAAGGCACTTTATCTTGATAATTTAATTTCATATTTACCACAAAATTTTATCTGCATAATAACCAGCACTCCCAACTATGTGTCGGTCTTTTTCGTGTCGGTCTTTATACAATTTTCTTCTTTTATTAGCGTACCCTTTTTCGTAGTACCCTTTTTTTTCTTTTGCCAAATAGGTTGGATAATCATTCATACCCCTTGCACCTATTGAAGCAACCTTTTTACCATTTTTAAAGACATCAATTTTTTTTAGGGCATTAGAGGATGGTTTAATAACCACCCCCAAGTCCTTTGCCTTTCTAAAGCTATATGGTAAAATATTATAAGCCATTAGCTTAAATACTATAATAAACTTTCTCTGTCGCCAAAGTATCTAACAGCTTTGAAACCTTTTCTACAACCTCCACCAGTAACATCAGTGTAAAAACTTGCAGAACCATCTGGGTTTATTCTTCCACAATTAGAACTTACTTTTGTAGTTCTTCCACTTACGTTAAAAAATCCATCTCGATTTGGTTTTGGTTTTCTAAAGTAGTTGAAAACTGCTACTCCACCTACTACTGCCAATGCAGTAACTGTTAATCCGATAACTTGTCCTTTGTTCATTTTTTTTAATTTTAAATTATTTAACAATACGCATTACTATTAAGTGCGTTTAAAAATTCAGTTTCACTTATAGG